TACTTCAATGATGTATCTGATCTGTTAAAAGTTGGAGATATAATTTATGTCCATGCATCAACTGGTGGTACGAGAACTTACTCGTTACACCCAGTAGTCAGCAACGCAAGTGGTGTTGTTGATGTAGGTGATGGTACAGCTATATCTGCTACAGATAGCGACTAATAAATAGACATGGGGAGGCCCTTTATGGGCCTCTTCATTTATTAAAGGAATACTATGGCAAGTGGAGATACAAATGTAACTATCTGTAATCAAGCTCTCACATTGTTGGGATCTGATACTATTTCATCATTTAGCGATACAACTAATGATGCTGCTGCTGTATGTAACAATCTTTATAATACAATTAAAAAAAAAACTTTATCATTATACCCTTGGTCTTTTGCTTTAGTTAAAGAACAACTAAACAAATCATCTGGAGTTACTCCAGTTAATGAATGGACCAACCAATTTATATTACCAAGTAATTCTGTATCTGGTACACCTCTTGAGGTTTATAATTCTAGCTCTACTAGGATCTTGCCAATACAAAGTTACGAATTAGGATATACAAGTTCTGGTCCAGCTATATTTACAAATGAAGATAAAATCTATGTTGATTATATTTCTAATGTAATAACCGAAGGACTTATGCCTTCTTATTTTGTACAGCTTTTAGTTTACATGTTAGCCTGGCATCTTGCTGAACCAGTAACAGATCAGATAACAAAAGCAGAATACTGGAGAGGTGTAGCTTTGGGTTCTTTAACAGAAAATGGAAGGGGTGGGTATTTTCGCCAGGCATGTAATATAGATGGTAGAGGTAAACCAAATTATGCAATAGTAGATTTCCCATTAACAGATGTTAGATGAGCAGAGCAGTAACTATACAAACAAACTTTACTACTGGTGAGGTAGATCCTTTATTAAAATCTCGTATAGACATCAATCAATACTACAACGCATTAGATCAAGCTCGTAATGTTTTAATACAGCCTCAAGGTGGAATAGAAAGAAGGCCAGGATTACAATTTATATTTGAAGTACCAAGTGCTGCCAATCCACAAAATGGAATGAAACTTGTACCATTTGAATTTTCAACTACACAAAGTTATATGCTTTTATTTGTACATAATAGAATGTACATTTTTAAAAATAAAGAATTAGTAACAAACATAAACTCTAGTGGTAATGATTATCTAACTACAACTATAGGATCTACAGTTCTTGCAACTATGGATCATACACAATCAGCAGATACATTGATTGTGGTCCAGGAAGATATGGCCCCTAAAAAAATAGTAAGAGGTGGTTCTCATTCAACATGGACAATATCAGATTTATCATTTGAGTTTATACCTAAGTTTAATTTTACTGCATCTGAAACTACTATCAATCAAACTATTACACCATCTGCTGTAGATGGAAATATTACAATAACTGCTGGAGGAAATGTTTTTGCATCTGGTAATGTCAATCAATACATAGAGGCTAATGATGGAATTGGTAGAGCAAGAATAACAAGATTTGTTTCTGCTACATCTGTAGAGGCTATTGTTGAAATACCTTTTTTTAATACATCAGCTATTGCATCCGGAGGA